TAATAAAGCACCAATAGTAACTCTAATAAAATTTCCTCTCATTACTCCTTGTTCTCCTACTGCATAATCAGGGGCTAATGTTGTAGCTAAATAATTTAGTTTTCTATATAAGGGTTTCATTTCAAAACGAGATTGAGCTGCTATTTTAAAACCAAAATTTACTGATCTTTTAAAACCACCATAAGTGTAAAAATCTTCTCCCCTACCATTGTATTTAAAATTATTCCATTCAGAATTATAACTGTCACCATAGCTGTCTAAAAATGCTCTAAATACCATTGCGTCAACTTCTGTGGGATTATTTGTGTCTATAGCTTCAAATCTAAATCTGATTAAATCTCTATATGCAACGTCTGTAAAAGTTTCATCTTTAACTCTATGAATGTCTAGTGCGTTTATTTTGTCTATTCTTTGGTCTTTATTTGTAGTTACACTATATTCGTTGTTTAATTTTCCATTAAACAAAATTCCTGGTCTTCCTGCTCCTAATCTTGATTCAAATGTGTAGTTTCTTCCTGAATCATTGTCTACTTTTTGACTTAATATTTTAGAATAATAGTGTTCGCCATCGTAAGTATCAGTAACATTAGTACTTCCATCTTCTCCTAATCTTTTTCTACCTTCTTTAGATATTTGATTAGGATCAGGTTTATAATACTCTGGATTTAAATTTAAATAATTAGTAGGATTAATTACTTTACCAATTGTAGGTGCAGGTTCTTTTCCTTCTGATATTTTTTTAGCTACGTCGTCTGGTTTAAATTCAGTTGAAAAACCTAAAGTTCCATCTTTCTTTGAAGGTGATCTGTAGGTATGTTTTATGAAACCACTTGTGGGATTTCCTGATATATCACCTATTGTTAATCGAAAATTATCTCTTATACCCTCTAAAGAATTCATATTACCTATTAAATAAGATCCTCTAGCTACTTGTCCATTAAGATCTGGTAATGCAGCTCCTATTCCATTATTAAATAAGTCAGTTGCAAAACCAACCGTTTGTTCTCCAAATACTTGGGTAGCTAATCCTTCAACTATATTGTTTAAAGGGTTAAAATTAAAATTATTATCAAATAATAGGCCTCCTGATCCTAATATATTATTCCCCCCAAATAAATTATTATTTAATGTGCTTGTAAGTAAATTACTAAAATCATTTTCACTTGCTTTATTAGCTGTTTCGTTTTGTAATTCATAATATTTACTAAAAGATAAAGGATGACCTTGATGATCAAAATCACCTGATGTTCTTTCATATCTGTATAATATTGTATCACCTACACCGTAAATTGATCCGGGTCCACCACTATATTGGTATATTATATTTTCTCCTGGTTTAAAACCTATTTCTGGATTTGGACTAAATGGACCTGGTTGGGATAAAGATTCTAATGGATTACTTAAGAATTGATTAAAATTATTTTTTATATCATTAAATGTGTCTATATAAGTACCTACATCAAAACCTAATGCTGTTTGCATTAAAGAATCACCACCTGAACCATTAAAACTTAATCTAGATCCTACCCCTAATTTTTTACCTAAACTTATTAGTCTATTTCCACTTTCTAACCCACTTTGGTTACTAAAATTACCAAATTTATTAGCGTCAAATTTTCTACCTGGTTTATGGACAGCTTCATATTTGTTTTGGGTGGCTGCTTGTATTTCAGGGTTACTACCAGCTCTGTTAAAGTAAGTTCCTGTGTATCCTCCTTCTGATATTTGTTTTATTAAATTTCCTTCATTAAAAGTTCTATTTGTATTAGCAAAATTAAAACTAGTTCCTATAGAACCATTTAATAGATCTTCTAATATATTACCAACGTTACCCCCACCTTCTTGAATTAAAGGGTTTGATCTTTGTAAAGCTTTTTGATTTGATATAAAAGAAACACCTTCACCTGAAATGAAAAATTTATTCATTCTAACTGTGTCTGTAGCCGCTCTTTTTATAGCATTAGTTTCTCCACCTCTAATAAAACCATCAGGTGAGTCTGTTATGAATATAGTAGACTCATTAGGTTCTTGATTAACACCAGGTAAGATTTGTGGGATTAAAGGTTCTGGGTTATCTTGTCTAGATAAAGGTTGAGAATAAGGGATTGATCTTTGATTAAAAACTTTAGTGTCGAATATAGAAGTAGACCCACCATAGTTAAATCCACCAGAGTCTGATGGTGTATTACTATTAGGATATGCTGTTAACCCTTCGGTTAAATCCGATACTAATTTTTTTAATGCCATTTAGTTTTTTAGTTAGGCAAGTTATTTAAATATTGTCCTGGTGTAGCACCATCATTTCTATCTTGAAAGGGTGAATTACTGTTTCCACCTGGTACTGATGCTAAACTACTAATGTGTGCTTGTGAAGCAATGTCTGTTTCTTGTTGAAATTGTGGTCCTGGTAAACCATCTAAATCTAATATAGTTGCATTTACTTCTGCTGACTCATCACCATGTTGATATTGATATCCTTGTCTTAGGCTATCTTTATGAAATTGATCAGCTGCTGCCATATCTCTTTGAAACTGTGGTCCTTGTTCACCATCTAAATCTTGATAAGGTGAATTACTGTCTCCCCCAGGTACTAAGCTTAAAGAAGATTCATGAGCTTGAGAAGCTATATCTGTTGGTCTTTGAAATGCCGCAGGTGTTTCTGTAGTTACATCTATATTTAAATCTTGATGAGGTGAATTTTGTGATCCACCTGGTACTTCACCTAAACTGTCTATGTGTTTTTGTGAAGCTGCATCTGTTGGTAGTTGGAAATTTTGGGGTGAAAAAGTGTCCATTTCACCTAATGGTGCACCCTCATTTCCAAATCCACCTAATAAGTCTAAGTTTGATTTTAAGTCTTTTAATCCCATAATTTTATTATTTTATTATACATATATTTCATTTTAAGTCATAGCAGTGTAATTAGAACTCTTTTCAAAAGGTATTCTTGGGTTTATTATACTACTAGGATCTATCATTGTGTTTTGTGAAACTGGTTTATTTTGTATTGTTTGTGTTTGTGTTTGAATGTTATTATTTAAAGAATCTAATTTATTATTAAGTGCATCTATTGCTACACTATTAGATTGTTGGTTGTTTGAAGATATTTTATCAATGTTAATACTACCTTCATTCCCCATTGCTATATCATTAGCTTTAAATAAATTAGTACCTGCTATTACAGTATCTTTATTATTTAATGCAAATTTTCCTTCTGGTGCTAATAGCATTCTTGATCCATACCCACTATTTCCTTCAGGTGGTGACATCATGTCATCTGCTTTTGCTGAATTAAATGCTGACGCAGCAAGAGCAATTCCTCCTGCAATGGCTATTGCTCCTAATCCTAATGTTGCAGCACTCGCTGTAGTTATAGCTGCAATTGCTGTTCCTATTGCTTGGGCTAATCTTATTGCCCCCTTAGCTATTAATCCTGACATAGATCTATTTTGCAATTGTTTTTGAAGTGTTATACTACCTTCTGTTGCTAATTTTGATCCTGATAATCCTAAACCAAATGCTTCTCTTATATTTGCTATAGTTCGTTGAGCATTCTTTTTTATTAAAGTTAATAATCCTGCGTTTTTAGTAAAATTATTTAATTTTTCAATATTACCTTCATTAGCAGCTAAAATTGTTGATCTTGCTTTTGCCGCATTTGATTGTTGTTGAGTAATTAAACCTAATCCTCTAGCTGTATTAATAGCTAGTTCTCCCGATCTTATAGACATTACTAGTCCTTTTATACCTTGATATAATTTAACTGCGCCTTTTAAAGGATTGAGTGTACCAAAAAGTATTTTACTTAATAGAGCTGCTTGGACTAAAAAATCTCCCAATTCACCTTTTCCTAATCCTAAAGCATTTGTAATTTTACCTACACCTGACAATATTGATGCTATACTTTCTACAAGAACCATAACAGGTCCATTAGCTATATCTACAAATATAGTTTTTAGTTTCATTACAGCATCATTGAATTTTTCTTGGGTACTTCGTTTTTCTAATTGATTAGCTAAGTCTTCATCACCTGCTAATCTTGCTTCTTGTGCTAATTGTGCTATGTTTGCGTTTTTAAGTAAAACATCTGACAATTGATCAGCTGTCATTCCAACTGATTCTGCTAGTGCTTGTTGTTGAAGAACATTCATTTTAGTAAAATCACCAAAATCACCTACATTAGCGTTAATTTCTTTTGTTAAAGTTTTATAATCACCAGTTAATGCTGCTAATCTTGCTCTTTCTAAATTAAGTTGTTTACCTGTTAGTAATTCTGCTTTTAATTCATTACCAATAGATTGTTCAAAATTTAATAATGCCGCACCTGAAGCTGCTACAGCTTCTAATTCCATACCAAATTGTTTAGCTACTGCTACTGCTTCTGCTATTGCTGTTACATTACCCCCTAATTGGGCTGCTATTTGGCCATTTATTTTACCTGCTTGGTCTAGTACCTTATTAATGTCTAATCTAAGGCCTTTTTCTTGTTCAGCATTTACTACCGCTCTCCTTGTTTCAGTTGTTATTACTGCTGCATTTTTTCCTGATATGTTAGCAAATCTAGCAAAATTAGCTTGTGATTCGGCAGACATATTAGTTAATTTACCTAATTCTGCCATTTCTGTAACTATATCGTCTCTAAGTATAGTTGATGCTGTGCCAAATTGTTCGTTTAAGTTATTAAAACTTTTTTCTATATCAAGCGAATTAATAGAAGTATTTTTTGTACTAGTTGCTAATGTTTCAAAGTTTTTTCTTATACCTGTTGCTTGATCTCTAGATACACCTAAACTTCGTTCTAATTCTGTTATTGATTGGTCTACTGTAAAACCTGCAGCGAACATTGATGTTAAAATAACAAATGGGTCTAACATGTTTTCTTTTAGTTGGGCACCCATTTCCATTATCCCCGCTGACATTACGTCAAATTTAGTAGAACCAACTTTAGCAGCTTTTTCTTCCATTTCTTCTAGAATCTTATCAGCTTTTAAGAATTCTCCTACTATTGGAATTTTACCTACACCTTTTACTAATTTACCAAGTACTCCTAATTTTTTTTCTATTCTTTTTCTTATTGCTAGTTCTTGTTTTAAAGCTACTAGATTTTCTTTACTTATATCTAAATTAGATTGTAAACCAAACTTAATATTCTTTAATACTTTTTCTTGATCCATATTAGCCTCAGTTACTTCTTTAGGATCATCTTTCATCCTGTCTTGTAATGAAGCTAGTTGAGAAGTTACTTGAGTTATTTCTTTTAATGCAGAGTTTTGAGTTTGTGTAGATTTAGTTATTTCTTTATCAATATCTCTTTTAGATCTACGACCTTTTATTATTGCTTCTTCATCTCTTAAAATATTTGCAGTTTGTTTAGATAAATCTCGAGAATTTTTTAATATGGCTTTACCCTGCTCATTGGTTATTTTAAAAGCTCCTCCTATTTCTTTAGATAAATCTATTTGAATTTTTAATTCATCAGTATTAACCCTTTGTATTCCTAGGTTTTCTCTTAATACTTCTGAATATAATTTTCCAAGCTCTATTTTTTCTTTTTCTTCTTCGTTAGCCATAATATAAGATTATTCATATATAAATATGAAAAAAATAAAGGCATCTGCGATGCCTTTACTTAAAAATTGTAGGTATTGTTAGGGCTTACATTAGGTCTTTGAATAGTCCTACTGTCTCCCATTTGTTGGTCACCCTGGGCTTTTCTTTGTTCTTCATTTTGTTTTTCAATAAACTCATTAATTTTAGTTATATGAAAACGTCTTAACCAAATAGGCATGTTGTATATCTCTGAATGTATAAATCCACCACCACCATGGTACACCAGATCATGTATTTGAGTCCATAAGACTTGTCTATACTGAGGCGTCAGGCCAAAAAAAGTTAACCCCGATAGGAACGTTTACATCTTCGACTACTGTCCCATCGCTAAAAGTAAGGTCGAATGTTAGATCAATGTCAGGTGACACTGAATCTAAATAATTTCTGAATGCTCTAGCATCACGTGCTAAAAATTGTGTGTCTACAAAGTCTCTAATTGCTTTAGTTGTTCTATCACCATTTACTGACTGTATTACATGTTTCATACGTGTAGTTAATTCTGGTGATGATGTTTTGTTGATTTTTTTAAGACCTTTTAATTCAGCATCAATTTTTTTCTCATCTTCTTGAGTTAAAAGTTTAAATGTAAGTAGTACTTTAGATGTAGGCAATTCAAATTCAAATTCATTTTTACCTTCAATCATTAAAGTAGTATTTAATTCTTTATCATCTGCTTCAGTTAGATCTATTGTCACTTCTTCATTTTCACCTGTAGTTGGATTAGGATAACTAAAAGTGTAATCTTGTCCATAACCTAAAATACGAGCTGCAACTAATACTGCGTTTTTATCACCCACTAATAAGTCTTCTACTTTTATTGGGTCCATAATTAATGATTGTAGTAATTTATCAATTACTGTTCCATTTTTTATGTAATTTTGGTTAGTTAAAATGTCCTCTTCTTTAGCAGTCATATATTTCATTCTAATAATGCCTGATTTTAAAGGATGTCCTTCAGGATAAAGTAAACCTTTTGATGGTAATGTAACTTCTTCCGTGGGAAATTTGTAAGCTTGCTCTTGTGGCTGTGCTTGGGGTTGTTGTGTTGATTCCATAACGTTATTTTAATTAAAACTAGTTCGGATATACATATATGTGAGAATAAGAAAAGCGCCAAAAAGGCGCTTTTTCTTTATAAAAATTATTACTATTAGTAATTTAAGATGGCGTAATCCATTCTAATAGTGATAGAAATGTTCATTGGTGCATCTGAAGACCAATCAGCTTCTCCAAAGTTTGCTTGTGAACAATAAGCACCTTTACAAATCCATTCTTCAACTACATCACCTACAGGACCTAATGCGTTAAATCTAATGTCTTTTTTATAGAAATCAGAATAACCATCTCTACCTGTAACTGACTCGTGTGACAAACGAACCCACTCCATTACTGCTTGAGCACCTGATGGTGTTACTGGATCATAAAGTTCAGCTGTAATGTTTTGCCAGTCAGCTTTTCCTTTAATTTTTCTTTTCACGTTAATGTGATCAAGAGTTACTTCTCCAAATTGGATGTTTGGTCTTCCTACTTTTTTTACTAGGAATGCTGGAATTCCATCGATAAACATTACAAACCTGTTTTGCAACTTAGGCTCGAATGCTGTATACATCATGTCGTTTGTGTTTAATATTGCCATCTTTTTATTTTATTTTATTGTTCTATTATAAATATAATCCTTTTAAACTTTTTATGCAGGGAATGTAGCTCCTGTTGGTAATACGTTAAAGTCAAGTACTATAAATTCTGCTGTTTTAGTTGGTTGTAAATAAATAGCACCTACTAATCTATTTCTGTCGATTTCTGATGGTGTATTATTTGACTCGTCCATTACTACTCTAAATGCGTATAATCCTTGTCTTTGTTGTACTGACTCTAAATATGGGTTAACAATATTTAAGAATCTATTTCTAGTTTGGATTGTGTTTTGTTCAAATACTAAGTACTTAGAAGAACTTCCAATGAATTTCTTAAGAGTAATTAACAATCTTCTAACATTAATTCTGTCTAGAGCTGTTGGTCTTACTTGAAGTGTTTTCTGACCCCAAATACAAACTCCTGTTGCTGGGAATGTTGCTATTGGATTTACTCTTCCTTCATATAAGCTATCTCTTTCAGCTTGTGTTAATCTATTTTTAGCTTCTAATACAGTTCCTAATACACCTCTGTTTAAACCAGCTGGTGCGAACCATTCAGCTCCAATTCGATCTGACGCAGCAATTGCGGCAGGCACGATAACTGATGGAGGAACAAAGATCGGTTTGTTACGCGAAGTGTCTAGCACTTTTACCCATGGATAATATGCAGCAGCGTAATTAGTATCTAATCCATTTGCATCATTAACTGCTTGATTTACAGTTGCTGTTTCTTTTGATAAATCCATTACATAGAATGTATCACCTCTATCTTCAGCCATGTTTTGTGCTGCATCTGTTACTGAAGCGTGTAAGTTTTTAATTACACCAGGTAATACTAACATGTTAATATCATATTCATCTTGATTAGATAAAATGTCTAATGCTTTTTTATACCCATTATATCCAGTAGCACTTGTTGAACTTAAATCAAAACCAAATGCATTTGTAGCTGATAAATTTTCTCCAGTTTTAATTATTGTAGCTGGATCAATTCCATCTAAACCACCTTGGAAAGGTACTGAGAATTTTAAATCTACTGCTCTAGGTCCTGTTGCTCCTGTTATGTCAATTGAAGCACTTAATGATCCTTTAAATGCTGCTGATGAGCTTGAATGCATAAATTCATTATCTACATTAAAATCATTTCCTTTATTAGAAGTTGAACTACCACCTGCAGATGTTAAAGGTACTGGTTTATTCCAGTTTGAATTATCTTTATGTGTGAAATCCCAACCTAAATAAGCTTTTGTATTGTAATTTCCACCTATTAATTGTTTTGAAGCTGAAACATATGCTTTTAATTGATATGTTTGACCACCTTGATTACCATTACTTATGGTATCAGCTACTGTTTTAAATCCTTTAGGTAATAATGATGGAGAAGTTGCTCCTTCTGCAACAGAATTGTCTACTTCTACTCTTACAAATTCTGAAATGTTAGGATAATCTCCTTTTGTAAGAACTTTTCCAAAATCACTACTATATTCTTGATATCTATCTCCAATTCTTCTTGCAATGTAATTTGGTGAATTAGGATCAAGATTTACATTAGTAAATTCTTCTAAGATAGAAGGTGTTCTATCTGTATCCGAATATTTTCTAACCTGTACTGTAAATGTACTATATTGTTCTACATTATCAATATCAGGAATATTTTTATGGTTTGTTATAGAAACTTTATAATCTGTATTCGTGCTTGTTCCATCAGCTAATGTGTGGAATTGGAATAAGTTTTGTGTTGTTTTAACATCATCTAAAAACTGTGAAGTAATAAATGGTGTTTTTGCGTGATCATATCCTTCAACAAATGAACTTGTAAACACTGAAGCGGCTGAACCTGTTATTAATGATAAGTCATCTGTTCCTGCTCCAGAATTATCTTGGTATGTTTCAAAGTTAAGATAAGCAAATAATGGAGTTCCACCAAAAGTATCTGCTCCTGTTTTACTATTATTTGGACTAGTACCTATTGTTTTTGTTACATATAAACTAGAATCTGTGGTAAAAGATGTAGAAACAATTGTTTCAGTCATTACTCCTGATCCTGATATAACAAATGCTAAACTACTATCACCTATTTTAGCTGCACCACCATCTGAACTATCAACAAGTTTCATAGTTGAGTTAGTTGTAATTGCTACATTTTCACCTATATATCCTTTTGAAGGAACTAATACAGATATAATTTCATTTGTAGTATCATTCACAATGTAAGCTGCATCCATACTATCATATTGATAACCACCACCAGCTAATACTCTAACTACTGTTACTACTCCTGCATTTCGTAAATATTCTTTTACTGCAAAAGGTACATATGTATCTGGGTGTTGATCACCAAATTTTCTAATAAAGTCGTTGAATCCATTTCTAATTAATGTAGGTACAAAAGCTGGACCTTTTACTGTAGGTCCAATAAATGCTGCGCCAATAGCGCCGATTCCTTGTGGTAAGAACGATTGATCATTTTCTCTCGTAAATACACCTGGTGAAATAATAGTTTCTGCCATCTTATTTTTATTTTATTTTTGTTAATTTCTATAACGTGTTCCCATATAAATATAAAAGAGATTCGCAAACCAAAACTAGTATAGGCGACCTCTTTAGGGTCACCTATAAATATAAACTATATCTTAAAACAATTACTCTTGCGAAGCTTCTTCTGCTGCTTCTTCAACTACTGGAGTAAATTCGCCTGTTTCGATATTCAAAGATCCTTTACCATATTTTTCAGTAAGTTCTTTTGCTAAAGTGTTTTCTTGTTCTCTAACTTCAGCTAAAGTGTTTAAAACAGATTGTTCTCTGTTTTCTAATTGAATTTTAGATAAAGAAATTTGTCCCATTGTTAGGGTAATTTGATTATAGGTTGATTGTAAATTTTGGAGTGATTGTAACTCTTCTTCTGTAAATTTAATTGCTTCTGCCATAACTTAAATATTAATTTATTTTTATTTATTAGTCGGATATACATATATGTAAAAAATAGAAACCGACATACTTCTATATTTTTATTTTACCACTTACTATTTTATATTTTCCTGATTTCATTCCTACAAAAGGTGTTGTTACAACTGCAGCAGTATAATCTACTGTAATAAAAATTTCTTTAAGAATATATCCAGCTTGTTCAACTGTACCATTTAATATAAGTGCATCTACTACAGAAGGGGTTAAACTAGTTGAATATGCTGATCCATTTTGTGTAGATTCAGTAGGGGTAAAGCTTAATGATAATGATTGTAAAACTCCTGAATTATCCCTTAATGTAAGGTCTAATGTTGCTTCTGCCACTTTTGAATTAATAGTATTACCAGTTATAGATACTACTACATTATTAATAGTAGCTCCTGAATAAGCACTATTATTATCAAAACTGACAGAAAATGTACCAGTTGTTACATTATTAACTACAAATGTACTTGTATCATTATCATTAATTCTACTTAATAAGTTAGCTCCAGTTTGATCAAACCCCGAATCAGATGATGCAGCATCTGGTCTTATAATAGTTGTTGCCATATTATTCTAAGCTTATTGAAGCTGTTTTTGTTGTTCTTCCAGCAGTTATAGTAAATACTAAAGTATATGAACCTCTGTTTTCTGTAACAGTTGCTTTCAAATCTATATCATCAGTGTTGGATAAATTTTTATCATAACTAACTTTAGCATTGTTAGAAGTTATCTGACTAGCTTGTGTTGATGTTATACCAGTCTTTGCTGTATTAGCTGTTATTGCACTTGCTTGAGAAGTTGATATTCCTGCTTTAGCAGTGTTAGCTGTTATTGCACTTGCTTGAGAAGTTGATATTCCTGTTTTTGATATATTTGTATTTACTGAATCGATAACCTCATCTAACTTCTTGTTTAAAAACTGCAAAGCCTCATCCGCAGCAAGTTCATTGTGTGTTGTATCATCAAACCTTTCAGTTATTTTTGATCTCTTTTTAGCATCTCGTAAATTATTATATCTACTATCCGAGTCATTTGCTAAATCATCTGATTTTCTTATTGCCATTATACTACTCTTTTAAATTTTATTGTAAATTGTCCTCTTAAATTTGTTAAATTTTCTCCCATTGTAATTCTTGGAAGTACATATTGACCTTCTGATAATGTAACACTTAAACCAGATACATCGAAATTTTTCCATCTATTGCCATTCAATGTCACGTTACCTGAACTAGCAACTAATGCCTTTGTTGTTCCTGAATTGCTATCATAATCTGAACCTTTTAGTGATGCTACTGTATTAAATAATTTAATAGTACATGTTGTTGTTGATGCAGCACTACCATCAGAAAGTCCTCCACAAAATCCTACTACTTTTATTTTATATGGCACATACCAACCTGTATTTATTTCTGTTCTATGAACATGATCGCCTGTAGGATCACCACTATCTGATGTTGTTGATGTCCAGTTCCTATTCCATAAATAATAATTTATGCCTTGTGTGTTTGGACCATATGCACTATTTGCAAAACTTGCATCTCCATCACAATTAAATGAAGTCCAAAATGTTTCTATATTGTCTGATATGATTCCTCCTGAAGCAGTTATAGGACCATCTACTTCTAAACTTGTTGCTTGTGATGTATCTCCTACTAAAGCACTAAATGAACCTGTTAATCCTTGAACTGTTCCACTTGAACTTATATTACCTGAGGATGTTATGTTTCCTACTATAACAATTGTATCATTGCTAGTATTTCCTAAAGAAGTTGCCCCAGAGTTTACAATTTCAGAACAATTAATTCCTTCAAAAACAACATCAGCATTTGTATCCAAATCCTGATCAATTGCTTTTACTGATGATAAGCTACTTATCTCTGAATCCATTAACGCACCTGCTGCCGCTACTGATGTTGCAGAAATAGAACCTGAAATTGTTGTAGCTGTTAAGCCTTTTATTAACGCTAAAGAAGTTACTTCAGAATCCATTAAAGCACCAGCTGAAGTTACATTAGAAGTGTTTGCAGTTAATTTAGCAGTGTTAGTTGCTACATCTGAAGCTATAGATGAACTTAAAGAAGTTGATGAGCCTGAAATTGTTGCAGCGGAAACAAGTAGTAATGCATCTAATTTTTGTTCTTGAGTATCAGTCATGAAACGTTTATTAGTTCCATCAGTCATATTTTCAGTGATAAATTCAGGAGAATCACCAGCTGCTACTGCTTGATCAATAGCTTTTAAATGACCTAGATCAGCTATTTCATCATCCATTATTGCACCTGCGGCTCTTACTGAAGTTGTAGAAAGAGAACCTGAAATTGTTGCTGCTGTTATACTTTTAATCAAAGCAAGAGATGCTATCTCTGAATCCATTAAAGCACCTGCTGCTGCTACTGAAGTAGCTGAAAGAGAACCTGAAATTGTTGCTGCTGTTAATCCTTTTATCAATGCTAAGGAAGTTACCTCTGAATCCATCAATGCACCTGCTGAAGTTACGTTTGAAGTATTAGCCGTTAATTTTGCTGTATTAGTTGCAACGTCTGAAGCTATAGATGAGCTTAGGGAGGTTGATGAACCAGATATAGTTGTTGCTGTTAATCCTTTAATTAAAGCTAAAGAGGTTACTTCAGAATCCATTAGAGCACCAGCTGAGGTTACATTGGAAGTGTTTGCTGTTGCTTTAGCTGTGTTAGTTGCTACATCACTTGCAATTGAAGAACTTAAAGAATTTGACGAACCAGATATGGTTGCTGCTGTTAGGCTCTTAATTAGTGCTAAAGAAGTTACTTCAGAATCCATTAAAGCACCAGCTGAAGTTACATTTGAGGTGTTTGCTGTTACTTTAGCAGTATTAGTTGCAACGTCTGAAGCTATAGATGAACTTAAAGAATTTGATGAACCTGAAATCGTAGCTGCTGTTAAACCTTTTATTAAAGCAAGAGATGTTACTTCCGAATCCATTAAAGCACCAGCTGAAGTTACGTTTGAAGTATTTGCTGTTGCTTTAGCAGTATTAGTTGCTACATCACTTGCAATTGATGAACTTAAAGATGTAAATGAACCAGATACAGTTGCTGAACTAAATGATGTTACTCCTGTTAATCCTGATCCGTCTCCATAAAATTTATTTCCATAAACATCACCACTTGCACTTACAGAACTTGCAGAAATATGTCCAGTAAATCTTGCTTCTCCTGCTAACATTCCTGAAGTAGTTGGATCAGCTGCGCCCGCTAATATTATTACATTATCAATACTACCAACATTAAATTCTAAAAATTCATGTGTTATAGTACCAATATGAGGAGGAGCTGAACCATTTACTCCACCAAATAAATTTAAACCATGAGTTGTACTATTAGAAGCTCTTAAATTTACTGTTCCTTGAGTTGTAAAATCTAAATTTCCTAATGTAGAAGTTCCAGCATTAATACTATCTACATTGTCTAAATTTTTTACAGATAAATTTCCACTTGCACTTATATTACCTGAGGCTGTTATATGTTTAACAACTAATTCTTTCCATTTATTAGCTGTTCTACCTAAAGAAACAGCTTCATCTGTAGTAGG